GGCAACTATGTTAAACTAGCACAAACAGTAAAAGAAGGTTTAGATAAAAATCCAGCAGAAGCGCTTCGTATATTTGGTGAACAGGCACAGATAGGCGGCAATAGTGTAGTTCGATTTCAGCAGAATATCCGGGGTGCGGCTGATCTAGCATTACAGCAACAGTTTGCCCAGGTAGCAGGATTTCAAAAACTTGGATTAAATTTCCTACGTACAGGCGAGTCGTTTAACAGCGCGGCATCTGTAGCAAAGCGTCAGCAAGCTGACCAAATTAAGAAAGATGCGGCAGAATTAGCCAGAACAGAACAAGATGTCAAGTATCGGGGACTACAACTGTTAAAGATGTTTACAGATTTGATAGCCCCCTTTATCCCAGCAATGCAGGTCGCAGTTACAGCATTCTTGGAAGCATTTAAAACCGTACAGCCTGCTCTTAAAACATTTAGTGAATTCCTTGCTGGGCAAATGTCTACAGTGATTATTCCCATGTTTACAAAAATGACAAGTTGGTTAACTGAAACGCTTACATATTTGGCAGGATCAGCAAACGGAAAAGATTTTTGGAAAAGATTCAGCGAACGATTAATCGATGGAGTGCAGAACATGTGGGAAGGTTTTAAGCCTATTTTCCAAAGTGTTATTAAACCTGCGTTAGAGGATTTATTTACAGGTGTTTTAGATTTTATTATTGCTGCCTTAAGAAAAAATAGTTTCATTGCTCGTTTATTATTAGGAGAAACTGATACTGAAAAGGAACAACGAGCCAATGCTTTAAAATCACAAATAGCAAATACACCAGATGATGATATAAATGGTGCTGCAATGGGAAAAGCGGGCCTCGAGCATGACCTAGCAGTATTAGAAAAAGAAATTGCTGAAGCAAAAAAAGAAAAAGCGGAAAGATGGAATCAAAATCGACAGAATACAGTTAATAAGTTACCATTAGATGCTGTTAATTCAGACTCCTGGGATAACACACCGCCCCCAAAACCCAAAGCACGTGGCGGTGTTGTTAATCCAGGTACATACCTAGTAGGTGAAAAAGGTCCTGAAGTATTGAATATTGGTGCTAAAGGTGATATTATTACCAATGAAAACTTGTCTGCTTTGATTGCTAACATGGCCAAGTCTGATCCGAATAATATGGCAAACATGATGGCCAAGTTAAATAACACTATGGTGGATGTCTTGAAGTATAGTAAAGAAACCGCAGAATATGCCAGAAGAAATGTGGAAGCCACTAAATCATTGAGCGGTGACCTTTGGGGCTAACAATTTAAAGGAATAGATTTTGTCTTGGAAAAAATACTTTACACCCGTTAACGTATCAGGTAAAAACAGCCCGATAAGTGGTGCCATGGGTAACGGTAATACTAGCCCTTCACGTTCAAACTATAGTAGTTTCTTACCTGACGTTTATGCTGGCCATCCCAATCGTTTAGAACGTTACGGTCAATACGACACCATGGATAGTGATTCGGAAGTCAATGCGGCCTTTGATATCTTGGCTGAATTCTGTAGCCAAATGAACGAGGAGAATGGAACCCCATTCCAAATTAAATTTAAAGAACAAGCAACAAGTACTGAAATTAAAATTATTAAAAAGTACTTACAGCAGTGGTGTAAACTAAACAAGTTCCCTATTCGTATTTTTAAAATTGTACGCAATGCGTTCAAATATGGCGATGCTTTCTTTGTTCGTGATCCAGAAACACAAAGTTGGATGTATGTAGATCCTGCCAAAGTAGATAAGATTATTGTTAACGAAAGTGAAGGTAAGAAACCTGAACAGTATCATATTCGTGACTTTAATCCTAACTTTGAAACACTGGCTACAACTGCTATACAACCAAGTAATCAAAACGGCGGTGGTAGTCAGTTTGGTGGTAGTTATGGTACAGGGCAAGGCGGTGCTGGCGGTTCACGTGGTATGGTTGGTTCGTTCCCAACCACTGCGAACAGCAGTCGTTTTACACAAAATCAAAATCAATATGCTATCGATGCTCGTCATGTAATTCATATTAGTATGAGTGAAGGTTTAGACAACAACTTCCCATTTGGCAATAGTTTAATGGAAAGTATCTTTAAAGTGTTCAAACAAAAAGAACTACTAGAAGATGCTATCTTAATCTATCGTATACAACGTGCTCCGGAACGTCGTGTGTTCCATATTGATGTTGGTAATATGCCCAGTCACTTGGCCATGAGCTTTGTTGAACGTGTTAAAAATGAAGTAAATCAACGTCGTATTCCCAGTAACACTGGTGGTAGTCAAAGTGTTATTGATGCTAGTTATAACCCGTTAAGTATCAACGAAGATTACTTCTTCCCACGTACCGCAGAGGGTCGTGGTAGTGATGTTACCTTGCTACAAGGTGGACAGAACTTGGGAGAAATTGATGATCTTAAATATTTTACTAACAAGTTGTTTCGTGCTTTACGCATACCTAGTTCTTATCTACCTACAGGATCCGACGACGGTGGAAGCAATTTCAATGACGGTCGAGTTGGAACAGCCTACATCCAAGAATTAAGATTTAACAAATATTGCGAACGCCTACAATCATTGCTAAACGAGCCATTTGACAGCGAATTTAAGCTATACCTACATAACAAAGGTATCAATGTAGATAGCAATATCTTTGACTTAAAATTCAATCCTCCACAAAACTTCGCCAGCTATCGCCAAGCAGAAATGGATACTGCCCGCGTTAATACCTTTGGTGCTATGGTTGCTATTCCTTTTGTCAGTAATCGATTTGCTATGAAACGTTTCTTAGGCCTAACTGCTGAAGAGATGGCAGAAAACGAAACAATGTGGAAAGAAGAAAATGTTGATAGCGACACTGCGTTAAGTGCCAGTGCTGAACTTCGTAATGCTGGTATTACTGCTAACGGCATTGGCGGTGATTTGGGCTCATTGGGTAGTAATACTCCTGATGAAGGCATGGAAGGAACAGGGGAAACCGATAATCCCATGGATCAGCCAGGCGCAGGCGCAGGAACAAGTCCTGTAGGTGGCACTGCTGGAGCTACTCCAAGCGCATAAATACACTACTATGATTTTAAGAGAATTCATTTATTTTGACAAAGAAAACAGTGGTCCACAAGAGGATGATCGTTATCTTAGTCAGCACGACACCAGCGTGTTAAAACAGAAAGATTTAAGAAAAACTCGTTTAACATTGAGTATGCTTAACGATCTTCGCAAAGCTGGTGAATCTCACGAGAAAGAACGCCGAGAAGAATTAGGACTGGTACGTAAAATGTACGCCGCGCCTGCCCCAGAAGCTGCTGCTTAATAAGGAACTCATGGATACTAATCAAGAAATGATAGACCAAGCCTTGCCTGGTATATTTTTTGATATTGGCGCAAGTGTAGGTGCTTACACAGTGCCAATGTCTGTCAAAGCTACAACTATCTATGCTTTTGAACCAACTAGTTTAAACTATGGTACACTAGTCAAGAATACTACAACTTGTACTAATGTTGTTGCTGAAAAAATTGCTGTATCAAACAGCGTTGGCACAGCAAAAATATATGGCGCATCTAGAAAAGACATAGAAGTGGGTTGGGGTGGTTCAACAATTAACCCTGCTATGCGTGCTGAACTACCCTATGAATTAAGCGGGCTTGATAATTTTGAGGAAGTTCCTACAACCACGGTAGATCAATACTGCTCGATTAATGGTATCACTGGCATTACTGCTATGAAGATTGACGTAGAAGGTGCCGAGGAATATGTATTAGAAGGTGCTCAAGAGACATTAAAGGCTAATAATCCTGTGATTTCTTTAGAGACTCATTGGGGTATAGATACCCAAAAGATATATGATTTATTGTCAAATGCTGGGTATTCTGTGTACCTGAATGGAGAGACTTTAGTGAATTCTATTGTGTGTTCTTCACAGTATTTGTGTCGGAAGTAAACGTACTATATAACTTCCGTTGTTAGAAACTAAATATTTTTAACAAAAAATGTCAAATCAGAGGTAAACTCTGTCAATTTTAGGCCAAAACGACTCGTTTTTAGCCTATTTCCAGCACGTAATATTTCTGTAGTGTAAATATTGCTACAGCCTTGCCGCTACCCTAATAGGAGAAATTAATAACATGTCTACAAAATTTGAACAATTACTAGACTTACTTGTAAACGAAGACATGGAAGGTGCTA